TCCCATGACGAAGCCGCGCATCCACGGGATGTAGCACCACTCGGGGACGCCTGAGACTCGGCCGATCTTCTTCGTGAGCCGCGCGAGGTCGCGCTCGAACTGCTCGGTGTCGAGGTTCACCTTGATGGTGATCTCTGAGGTGGCGGTCATCGGTGCCACCACCGACGCGAGCGGGCGATCCTCAAACTTGGGGGGAAGATGAGCAGCGTCGCCCCGGTGCCTGCTCGATACCAGTCGTCGATGATGCGGGTGCGCTCAGCCTCAGTCAGTACATGGTCGCACTGAAGGGCGTAGGTCTTCCCTGCCTCGACGGTGGCCAGTTTCATGCGCCTGCCTCCACAACGGGCGGCCATGCGTCTTCGCGGTGCGCGTCAACGTCGGGCTCGTCGAGCGGCGGCTCGGCCGCGGTCGGCTTCGGTGCGCCCTTGATCTCGGCCACCGTCACGGGGTTAGCGGGGAAGACGTCTTCCTTGGACAGACCGTCCCGCGTGATCGACGTGTAGAAGATGCCCATCTGCGCGACGTCGCCCGCGGTCCACTGGCCGCGCTTCTTACCGAGCTTCGCCTCCATCTGCTGATGGGTGACGCCGATGGCGGCGAACGCCTTGACCATCTCGCTAATGCGCTCCGGGAGCGGCTTGCCCTCGCCGAAGTCGAGCGTCTTGCGGCAGGTGTCCTGAGCTGAATCGGTGAGCCATGTCGGAAGGACGCTGAAGATGCACTCGCGGACGGCGCGCGCACCTGTGTTCTGGTTGCTGAGGTAGATGTCGTTGAGGTCGACGAGATCCTGGCGCTTGCCGCCCTTCATCCGGGCGTGCGGGGCGATGAAGGTGCGGGTGGATCGGGTGTTGGTCTCGAGGTCCCACGCGAAGGCCTGCACCTCGGACTCGCCGGCTGCGTCGTCACGGCGCAACTCGTGGACGCCGTACTGGATGTTGCCCCAGATGCGGGCGAGTTCGCGGGCGAGGTGGACGCTCGGGCCGTTGCCCCGGTTGGGTACGGCGTAGAATGCGCGGTTGGCGAGGCCGAGTCTCCCGCAGGAGTCGGCGACGTCAGCGACGGCTCTGGAGATGTCGCGGGGCATCCGTTGCGCCACGGTGACGGCGGCCTGCACTTCCGCGATGGCGCGGGACTGCTCGATGGCGGTCGCCTGGCTGAGGGCCTGAGTATCGGGCCGGGGCGCGCGGCCGATCTGGTCGAGGGCGTTGGTCACGCGGTCATCTCCATGAGGTTGTAGTGCTGCCGCAGGTACCAGGGCGGCAGGCTGATGAGGGACACCTCGCCTGTGTAGGACGGCCAGGTGTTGGTGGCTTGGCATTCGGCGAAGACCTCGATGGCCTGCCGGTTGAGCGCTCGCCCGATCTCGACGGCCTCGCGGTCCAGCTCGAAGACGGTGATGAGGTGCGGCGCGGTCTTCTCTTGCGCGACGAAGACGAAGGCGACCTCGTCGGCCAAGCCGAGCGCCCGGACGCCGTCCTCGTAGAAGGCGGCTTGCTGGTGGTAGCCGTAGGCGGCGCAGGACTTGGCAAACGATCCCGGCTCGGCGCTGACCGTGGTCTTGTAGTCGCCGATGATGAGCCGGCCATCAGTGGCGGTCGGAAGCCAGTCGAGGCGGGCGCGTAGCCATACCCCGCTGGCGATGTCGGGCCAGAACAGGGACTGCTCGGCCTTCCCGCGCTCCGGGTCGAACAGGGCGCTGGCAACGGGGTGGTTGCGGATGGCGTCGGCCATGTTGTGGACGAGGATGACGTCCGCAACGAGGAGCGGGACCTTGCCTGCGGCGTAGGCAGCCTCCTTGGCTTCCTTCGCCGCCTTGGTGCGCCAGTCGTCAGCGTCGACTGGGACGATCTCCGCGCCGACGCCGAGGACGAGTTTGTGGGCGGCGTGGCCGAAGTCGAACGCGGCTTTGTGCTCGTTGCCGTGGTCGACGCTGTGGCGGTAGAGCGCGGGGCAGCCGGGGGTCAGGAGCTTCCGCGCCCCTGACGAGGACAGTGAGCCGCCGGCGATCGGGTCGGCGTGGTACTCGTGCTCCGGGATGTCGTAGACACCAGGAGCCGTGACGGGCGTGGTCATCGGGTCACCTTCGGGAACGTCGTGGCGGCGTGCTCGAGGTACGCCAGGGTCAGGTCGAGGTGCGCGCGGCGCAGCAGCCGGTGGTACAGGCGGGTCATCTGTCGTCCTCGCCTACATCGCTCCTGGCTGGTGTTGTCTCAACGCGGCGGCAGCGCGGGCACGGCACGTTCGGCTCGGGCCACAGCAGGTAGCCGCACACCTGGCAGTAGTCGTTCTCCGCGTCGTCCCACTCCAGGTCGCTGAGCGTGGGCCGGTCGTCGGGCTCGTCGTTGTGGTCGGGCCAGATACCCACGGCGTCGGCGGAGGTGTTGGTCATGAAGTCTTCGAGGCGGCTCATGAGTGGCCGTCCCTCGCTGGCGCCTCGGGTGCGAACCACCATGAGCCGTTTTTGGGGTCGCGGTGCTGCTGGCCCTCGTGACCTTCGGGCTTGTTGCACCGCCAGTCATCAGACCACGACGCTTGGCATGTTGATCTAGAGCTCACCCGCTCCGGCATGCGGTCGAACAGGCCGAGACTGGCCTTGAGTGCGGCCATGAGATCCACAGGCTTCCCTGTAGGTGATGACCTACGCCCCGACTTCGCCGCACCAGAAGTCACCCCTTGCGTGGTCATCAGATATCCCATGGGTCGATGTCGGCGGCGGCGTGCTGCTCGCTCTGTAAGTCGCTCAGGCACCCGTCGCAGTACGCGGGATGGGGTGGGTTGGCGAAGATCCGGTACTGCTCGTTGAGGGGGCGGCGGCAGCCCCGGCACGGGCGGGCCGCGACGAGTGCGGCGATGTCACTGGCGAGCAGGTCGCGGGGCTCGTCCTCGTGCGGGAAGACGCCCAGGCTGTAGATGATGTCGGCGCGCTTCGTGACCTCCGGCCGATGATTCCAGGCCTCCAAGAAGCGGGCGATACTCTCGGCCGCCTCGGTGTTCCGCTGGGCGAGGGTCGGAGGCGCCTTCGGAGTCGTCACGCCGCGTCCCAACGATCCAGCCGCGAGCACCCCTCGTGGCAGTACCCGACGGCCCCGCACGCTCTGCACGCCTCGGGGATGATGACGCGCACGCCGTTGTCAGCGGGCCACTCGCTGTCCGCGAGCGCGCGGAGGAGCTTCTGCCATCCGGTCATGAGCAGCCACACGGCGAGGCAGACGGACGCGATGGAGGCTAGGGCGCTTGCTGCGTAGGCGATCACAGGTCGGCCTCGTCAGCGGCGGTGACGGCCCCGAAGATCAGGCACAGCCCGACGATGAACGCGACACCACTCGTCGCGCCGAGTTCGCTCGACACCGGGCCGTCGGTCCAGATGGCTCCGAGGAGGCAGCCGAGCGAGGTGAGCAGGGACAGGGCGGCGAGGACGGCGAGGGAGACCCAGAGGCGCTTCACGCCGCCGCCACGATCTGGCCCGCGTCGTCGCAGCGGTAGGCGGTCCCAGAGGCTAGGCCGTCCTCGCCGATGTAGCCGATGGTGACGCGGTAGCGGTTGGCCTGGGTGTCGTACCAGTGGAGTTCGACAATGCCGTAGCACCCGGCCGTCGCGGTGCCGTAGCGCCCGGCCGTCGCGGTGCCGTAGTCCCCGGCCGTCGCGGTGCCGGAGTCCCCGGCCGTCGCGGTGCCGGAGTCCCCGGCCGTCGCGGTGCCGCGGTGCCCGGCCGTCGCGGTGCCGGAGTCCCCGGCCGTCGCGGTGCCGCGGTGCCCGGCCGTCGCGGTGCCGTAGTCACCGGCCGTCGCGGTGCCGTAGTCCCCGGCCGTCGCGGTGCCGTAGTCCCCGGCCGTCGCGGTGCCGCGGTGCCCGGCCGTCGCGGTGCCGTAGTCCCCGGCCGTCGCGGTGCCGCCGATGATTGCCTTACCGGGCAGGCCGTGCTTCGCCATGTGCGCCGTAGCCGAGAGGCGGTCGCCGCAGTGCATGACCTCGCCCCTCGGGAACTTCACCTTCCCACCGAGGTCCACGACGTCAGAGGCGAGCACCTTCACGACGAGCCAGCGGGCGTCAGCGGCCCAGGAGAACAGACCGCCGTCACCCTCGCCCCAGAGCGCCCCGTGCAATCCACCGCCACACTCCGCGACCGGGCTCCAGTCCGAGCAGGACACGGGGCCGGACTCGGGCCACACGAAGCCGTTGCGGGATGAGCCGTCCGCAGCGGTCGTGCGGAGGACGAGGGCGTACTTGCGCGCCGTCACGCCGCCAGCTCCGACGCGAAGTCGCCACGCAACCCGAGGCAGAAGTCGATCAGGTCGTCGTAGCCGATCGGCGGCCCGTCGTGCGGCTCGAAGACCTCCGCGGGGATGTGCCAGTGGACCTCCTGTACCTCGACGCTCCGGAGCAGGGCGACCGTCCCCGGCTGCGCGTCCTTGCTGACCGGGGCGAAGCACTGCGGGCAGCGGAAGGCGTACGTGTTGAGGTCCGGACGGCCGTCACAGAGGACGAGGAGCACGGCCTGGATGGGGAGCTCGTGGTCTCCGCAGTCGTCGCAGCGGACGTTGATGCGCGTCTCGGGGCGGCGCGTCATGCGACGTCCGTAACGCGCGCCGGCAGCGTGCCGAACGGCGTCGTGTTGCGGTTGCTGTTGACGGCTCTCGCGGCGGCCTCGTCGAGGGTCTGCGCGCGCTCGACCTGCCAGGTGTGGTATTCGCTGGGGGTGAGGTGCTGGTGGTGGTCGAACATGTGGACGTTGATGTCCGTGCCGGGGAGCGTGGTGCGGAAGGAGCTGGATCGGTAGGCGTAGTTCTTGACGAAGCCGACCGACATCACGGGGGCGGTGGTCGCGACCGTCGCCCCGAGAGCGGCGGCCCAGTCATGCACGGCAGTGGGGTCGTCGTGGCCCCAGGGTTGGAGTCTGATCTCACCGCCGGGACTGACGCAGGCAGAGACGCTGGGCAGGAAGTCGCCGTGGAAAGCCAAGAAGTTCGCGAGCGCGGTGAGCTTCGGGCCGATGTTCGGCGGGCTCGGGTGGTGCTCGTGGGTTGTCATGCCGACACCTCGGACAGCAGCGGCGAGCAGATCCACTCGACCGTCTCGACGGTCTCGGTGACGGTAACCATCGAAACCCTGACCTTCGGGTCGGGGACCTCGCGAGTGATAACCTCGGTGCCGGTGACGACGCGCTCGCAGACCTGCTCGCGGAGAGCGGTGAGCTGCACCTTGAGGCCGTGGAGGTTGATCGCGACGTCGAAGTAGTTGTCACGGACGCTCTTGGCCTTCGTGCCAGGGAAGGCCAAGAGGGCGCTGGCGAGGTCGTTCTTGGCGGTGTTGCCGTGGAAGAACAAGGTGAGCGGCATGAGCGAACCTGCACTTGGCAGCGGCAGGTCGGGGTTGGCTTCGAGGATGTCGAATAACTCCCTCCCCCCGGCGATGTAGCCGGCGCGGTCGGTGGTTGTCATCAGACGCCGCCGTGGAGCTTGACGAACGTCCGACCAGCCGTGCGGCCCTTGACGTCCTGACGGACGCGGCCGGCGGCGTGCTTGCCGCTCGGGTAGCGAGCGCCCTGGAACTTGGTGGGGTCGCCGGTGGCGGCGACAAGCAGCGCCCTCAGGCTGTCGAGCGGAGTGGGGATCATGTGCGTGTTGCTCCTTCGGTATCGTGTGGTTGCGTGTTGTTCCGGCCCCCTGTTCGCGCAGGGGGCCGCTCGCGTCTAGGCGGCTTCGGCGGGCACGAGCGCGGCCACGTCCGCCGCGCGGAAGAGGTAGGCGCCTTTGACGCCGGGGAGCTTGTGTGCGACGGGGAGCAGTCCTGCGTCGGCCATCCGCTGGATGGTGCGAGCGCTCTTTCCGAGGACCGCCCCGGCCTGAGTGGTTGTCAGGAGGGCTTGGTTCGGCATGTGCGTCACCGTTGCACAGATGTCGCATGGCGGTCAAGGACCAAATACTTAGAACTTCCAGTCACGCTCAGGTCTTGACGCACGACGGACAGGCAGGGCAAGATCCAACACATGACAGAGAACTGGGAACAAGGGATCGTGCCACCAGAGACTCAGGGCTGGCGCATGAAGCGGGCGCTCATGCACGCGGGCGTCACCGAGCAGGCGATGGCCGACGAGCTGGGGATGAGCCGAGCCACGGTGAGCCGGTGGACCAACGACCACGGTCCTGTCCGCGACATCTTCCTCAAGCAGTGGGCGATGCGGTGTGGCGTCCCCTACCACTGGCTCAAACATGGTGAGATGGACGCGAAGGTCACAACATTTTCGTTGTTGTGCAGAGCGTCGCGCACAGGGTAGGACTTGCTGATCATGCAGACCGACGCGCTAACTCAGCACCTGGCCCAGATGCGGCTACGCAACCTCTCCCCACGCACCATCCACGAGCGATCCAATGCGCTCGAGCGGCTCGCGCGTCATCTCACGATCGACAGCAGCGACCTCGCCGCCGTAATGCCCTCAGACCTGGACCGCTGGCAACGGGAAATCAGCCACATGAGCCCGCGCTACCGCGCCTCCTGGCACTCCCACGCCCGTACCTTCTTCCGCTGGGCCGTCGAGAATGGCTTCATCATCTCCGACCCATCGCGCGTCCTTGTCGTCGTGCAGCAGCCCCGGTCAATCCCGCACCCGATAGCTGAGGATGACCTCGTCCTCGCGATCGCGGGAGCGCCTGCGCGTATCCGCCCCTGGCTCATCCTGGCCGCCTACGAGGGACTGCGCGCAGCCGAGATTGCCGGGCTGTGCCGCGAGCACGTCCGCGACGGGTCCTCGCCCGCCGTGCTGAGCGTCATCGGGAAGGGGAACAAGGAGCGCATCGTCCCTCTAAGCCGCATGGTGCTCGGCGAGCTGCGCGTGCACGGGATGCCGGCACGCGGATACATCTTCCCCCGAGCGGACGGCAAGCCGGGGGCCAACCACCCATGGCAGGTCAGCCATCTGGCGAACGACTACCTGCACGGCATCGGCATCCCCGGCTCGCTGCACTCCCTGCGGCACCGCTTCGGGACGCGGGTCTATGACCTCAGCCAGGACATCCGTGTGACGCAGGAGGTCTTGGGACACGCCAGCCCCACCACTACCGCCGGGTACGCGGCGTACAGCAACGCGCGGGCCGCCAAGGCCATCGAGCAGCTCGGCGAAGCCGCGTGAATCGCCACGTTCCCTAGGAGGTGCGGCCATGCCGCGCTACGTTCCGCCCATGAACCGACTCGTGATCATCCCTCTAGTCCTGCTCGCATCTGGATGCGGCGGTGGTTCGGAGAAGGCCGCGACGGCGGCCCTCCCTTGCGTGACCGTGCCCGCCGATCTGGTGACGGCTCTCGCGAGCGGTGTCGATGACGGCAAGCCTGCGCTGAAGCTCACCGACACCTTCGCGGTGAAGAGCAAGGAGCACAACGACATCTACATGATCGGGGCCTGGATCAACGGGGACACGTCCCAGCCTGGGGTATGGGCGAAGGCAGATGGCCTGCATGTGGGTGGTGGCCTCACGACGTCAGTGACGCTCGCCGCTCAGCAGCAATCCGTCTGGCCGGACGGCACGAAGAAGCCGTTCAGCATCTCAATCTACGAGGATGGCGTGATGGCAGTGGAGAGGTGCGTCAAGGCGGGGCACGCCTAGCCCGCAACGCAAACAGCGCCCCACCGCTCGACAGCCCGGGGGAGGCTGGAGCGGTGGGGCGCGTTCGTGGGGCGGGTCAGTCAGTGGCGGACGATGAAGATCAGCAGCGCGATGGCGGCGAGAATCAGGACGACGGTCTCGAGCGTCACGGCGCGACGACCGGTACCACGACCGGGGCCAGGTCGCCCGGGTAGGTGTCGGCCACAGGATCACTGACCGCCGCAACACTCGCGACCTCGACCGGCGGCAGCGGCGCTCCCGCAGCCGTCGACACCCCGTGGTGCTTGATCGCCCTGGAGAGGCTCAGCCCGATGGGCAGCAGGACCACGGCGACCCCGGCGTACTGCTGGGCGTTCTGCGCCAGGCCCCAGTCGCCGCCAAAGAGGGCCGTGAGCATCGACCCGACGAGGGTCAGGAGCGTCACGATCTCGGAGAGACCGACCGGGACGGCGGTGTCGTTGCTCATGCGGCTTCCTTCGGGAGGTGGTTCAGCGGATGGGTCTGCGGGAGGATGGTGACCTGCCAGCGCTTGAGCCCTCGGGCGTCCCAGGCGGCCTTGGTGACGTGGACGAGATGAGAGCCGACCACCTCCCAGACGGGGAGTTCGTTCTGGAACTGGACGATCATGCGGACCTCCTGGGCGACGGGCGGTGCGGGGCGGACTGCGGGCTGTGCGTGGCCGGGCGGGGCGGCGAGCGCGCGGACCATGGCGACGAAGCGCGGCATGGGGAAGCCGCTACCGGGGTCGGTGTGGCTGGACTGCCCCCAGGCGCGCGAGACGTCGTTGTGCTCGGTGATCCCGCGGCCTCCGAGTCGCAGGCTCTTGGAGCTGACGTAGAGCAGCGGGACGTTGCCCTCGAGCGCCAACTCGTGCACGAGTTGCGCGGCGTGCTGGAGCATTGCCGTGTGGTTCGCGTCGGACCAGCGCGAGTCGGGGCCGGTCTGCGGGTCACAGAGTTCGACCCCGACGCTTCGCGCGTTCGGCGGCGCGTGGTAGGCGATGCGGTTGGTCTTGACGCACTGGATGACCTCGCCGGGGTCGACGACGTAGTGCGCGGCACCGCCGGCCGACGGGCTCTGGAAGTAGCGGGCGACGTTCCGCGCTCCGCCGCGGACACACGGGCTGACCGTGCCGTGCATGACGATGCGGTCGAAGCCGTTCTGTCGGCCGCCCGTGTGCTGGGACGACGCTGGGATGTAGGCGTAGTTCATGAGCCCCCCTAAGAAACTTTGGCACGAAGTGTTGACAACGACTGGAGCAGGAGCCCGCCAAGGTCAGTTAGTCAGTTACGGCGATGCCGCCGCCGTGGGCGTTGGGTTGGGACTCGGGGTGGGCGTCGGGCTGGGAGGCGGCGGCGCGGCGCAGACGTAGCCGAGCGACGGGTCGCACGTGCCAGCAGTCCCAGCCGGTCCTTGCGGTCCTTGCGGTCCAGCGGGTCCCGTCGCCCCCGTGGGTCCGGTGGCTCCCGTGGGTCCGGCAGGTCCTACGGCTCCGTCCGAGCCGGGAGCGCCAGGGCCACCCGGCGTGCCGTCAGTGCCTGTCGCTCCGGTCGCGCCCGTGGCTCCGCCATTGCCGTCGCTGCCAGTCGAGCCGACAGCGCCCACGGTGCCAGCCTGGCCGCTCGCGCCACGGAAGCCTTGCGGACCCGTGAGGCCGACCGCGCCCGTCCTGCCATCGCGCCCGATGATGCTCAGCCCCGGCAGGCCTTGCGGCCCAGCGACGGGGACGAGCGACGGCACCGCGACGGGAGTCCCGCCGAGACCCTTGACCTGCTGCGCCAGGGCGGTGACGGCAGCCTGCGAGCGGTCCAGGTTTGTTTGGAGCGCACCCGAGCGAACCGATTCGCTGTCGACGCGCGCGCGGAGGCCGAGCAGCCCGACGAAGACGACCGCGACGGCGATGGCGACGAGCAGGACCAAGAACGCAGCGACGGCGTCCTTGCGGTCCAAGCGGAGGGGAACCTTCACGGATGGGCTCCTGCCACGGTGAGGTACAGAGTGATGGCGGCGACGATGATCGGGAAGGCGAGGCCGCTGATCCACATGCGGCGGTTGCTCAGTTGCTGCGACACGATCGCGTCCGCGTCGGTGCGGAGCTGGTGCTGCGCGGTCAGGATGCCGTCGATGCGGCCGTTGATGACGGCGAGACGACCGTCGAGGACGTCGTTGCGGCTGTACGTCGTCTTGAGATCCGCCGCGAGCGCGGTCATCTGAGTGGCTACCTCAGTGATCCGCCACATCAACTCAGCCATGGTGGGGACGTCCCCGCGTGGCACTGTCATTCGTCCCCCAATGCCATCAGGCGAGGCGGCCGAGGACGATACCCTGGCTCGCGTTGTGGACGACCACGACGAAATCGTTCACGGCCGGATTTGCGTAGGCCGCGAAGTACCGGCAGTCGTAGTCCCGGCCGGCTGCGGTTACCGTCACGGTCTTGGGCGGTCCGGCGTTGACAGCGGCCACTCTGGCGACGGTGGCCCTGACCGCATCGGCCGCTTGGGACCAGAGCGGCTGGAGGAGCCGCGGGAGGAGTTGCACCAGATCCTGCCCCGTGATCGGCCGGTCGAGGGGGAACGGGAAGTCGTCGCGGTCGAGGTCGCGGTCACCGATCACAGCCGCTCCCTAGTAGGTCGCGTTCGGATACTGCGGGGTGAGCATGAACGTTGTCGTCCACTCCGTCGGCGTGATGTGGTGCTTGATGCCGTCGATGAAGCAGCCGATGCTGATTGCGGTCGCACCAAGGGGCCTGCGGTTGATGGTGACGAGATCCCCGATCTCACGGGACAGCATCTGGGCGAAGTTGTCAGTGTTCCCGCGGCCTTCGAGAGTGACCTGCGGGACCCTCGCATGCGGGTCCTTATATCGGGCGAGCAGCGTATTGGCCTGCCCGGTCAGGTCGGCCGAGGCTGACAGCGGAACGGTGAGGGGCAAGTCACGCGGGCCGTAGGAGTTCTCTGACGCCGAGTCACCCGCGACTGACGTCACTGCCGGGCTGCTACCCGACTGGGTGACGCTGAGAGCGTTGTAGATGTAGGTGTCGTCGAAGTCGATGCGGATGTCTCCCTGGTAGGGAATCTCCCCGGCACCGTCCCCGAAGGTCGCCGCCGATGAGGGGCTGTTGCGAGTGGCTCGGTTCTGGAAGACGAACGAGCCCGCCCCGTTGATGAAGACATTCCCCAGCTCCGCATCGGTGGCCTCCTGGATCAGGTCCAGCGCTGTTCGGCCCTTCGCACTTCCGGTGGCGAGCAGACCACTCCCGCCACCCGTGGAAACCCGTGCGCTCGTAGGCCACAGGGCGGTATCGAGGACGTCTGACACTCGCTGCGAGGTCGTCTCGGCGGGGAACTCCGCATACGTGTTGCCGCGCCCGAGCTGATAGTGCAGGGCGATCTCGGTAGCGTTGAGTTGGTTCCCGCTGTAGACCGACAGTTCGTCGACGGTGAACGTGTCACCAACCGCGAAGCCCGTAGTGGAGCCGACAGCGTTGATCCCCAGCTTGATGTAGCCGTTGATTCCCGACGGGTTGGTGCAGGTGATGTTGCCAGCGATAGTCGTTGTGTAGACGAGGGCTCCGTTGATGTAGATGAGAGTCGCCCGTTCGGTGCTGAGGTTCGAGGAGACGATGACGACATGGGAGGTGACGTTCCGGGCGATGCGGACGCCCGTGTCCACCCACGCGGGGAGCCCGGCGTTCAGGTCGAGAGTGGACAGGATGTAGTTGTTCGTGCCGGAGGTGTAGCCAAGTCCGACGCTGCCACCAACAGTGTTGTTCGTCCCACTGCCGGACAGGATGGCGGGAGGGCCATAACCCGTGGTCATCGGGTACGTACTCGTGGCTCCCGTGAAGTTCGGTTTGATCCACATCTCAGAGGTTCCGCGAAGGATCGGACCATGGACGAACAGTGTCGTGCTTGTCGCGGCTGGGCAGGAGTATTCCAGGGCGGTGTCTGGTGAGCCCGCGACGAGCGAGGCTCGGCCATTGCGGTCAAAGTCGACCGTCTGGGAGACGCTGGTGAAAAAGACAGTATTGGTGCCGACCTGTGTGCCCTGCCCCGCGTCAGTAGCACCACCCGTGCCGCCCGTGCCGGCGGCGATGCTTGCGCCGACCGCCAGACCGTCGAACCGGGAGTAACCGAGCGGCGACAGGGACTGCACCTGATCGTAAAGACGTGTCCCGTACTTCTTCCCCAGGACGGTCTTGAACCCATCCACCGCCGTGATGTCAACCGTGCCGTAGTTGCCACCCGTCGACCACTTCTGCGGCCACCGCTCGACGTAGCCGCGCCACAGGTCGTAGGTGACGGTGAGCCACGTCGCCCGGACCCGGATCGGCCGGTACGGCAGGACATACGGGAAGTAGGGGCTGCTGGCGTTCGTCGGGTCGAACTGGCCGTCGAGGTTCTCCAGGCTCACGTTCAGCGTGCCGGCCTCGGTCTTGCCCAGCTCGTAGTTCCGCCCACGCTGGAAGTCACACCCAAGCCAGTACGCGGTGACGTCCGTCCACGTCAGCGTCCCGTAAGGATCGGCGACGAAGGCGACCTCGACAGTGAGCGCTGGGTAGGACATCAGGCGAGACCCAGCCCGCCCGTGCGACGGGACTGCTGGAGCAGGCCGGTACGGATCGCGTCGAGCAGGTTCCGTTCCGAGGTGACGTTGCCCTGCACGGTGATGTTGATAACAGTCCCACCGCCACCGCCACCGCCGATGCTGGCAAGCTTGTGATTCGGGATGACCCGAGACCCGCGCGGCAGGTCCAGGATCTCGGGGCCATTCTCTCCGACCCACGACGGCCCGCCGCTCCAACTGTCGGTGCCCTGGGCGTTGTGGCCGACGAGCGCCAATCGGTCCTGCTTGCTGGCGATGCCGACGGCGCTGTTGACCCCGTTGACCCCGGACGTGACGACATGAACCGCGACGGTCTTGTCGTTGATTCCCGCGAGACTGTTGTTCACGTCGTCACGGAAGGCATCGAACGCTTTAGCGGCGCTTTTCAGCTTCCCGCCGACCCCCGGCACCCAACCGAAGGCGGAGGCCGCACCATGCACGATCGTCCCAGCGACCAGCAGGAAAGCGTCGACCAGGAATCTGAACGTGGGCTTCAGTACGTCGTTCCACATGAACGACGCCGCTGCCGAGATCGCCCCGAACGCGGCTTGCACGATGGTCCGGAACGTCTCGGAATGCTTGTAGGCCAGGACGAGCGCGGCACCCAGCGCGATGATGGCGATGACAACAAGGGCAATCGGGTTGAGCGCCATTACGATGTTTAGCGCGGCCTGCGCCACTGCCCACGCCTTCGAGGCAGTCGTCACCAGCCAGATCACACCCGCCACCGTCCCAAGGACCGCAGCGAGCGGCCCCAAGATCGCCTTGTGCGCGACGACAAAGGCCGTCAACGACTGGAACGCCGGGGCGAGCTTGGTTGTGATGAAGTCCATGACGCTCGTCAGGACTGGGAGCAGCGCCGTTACCAACGACTGGGAGGTGTCCTCAAACGATCGCTTCGCCTTGTCGACCTGACCGGCCAAGGTCCCACCGTAGGCGGCGGCCGATCCGCCGACCTCCTTGGACAGCTCGGCAAGGATGACCTTCTGTGCCCCGGCTACGTCGCCGTGCGCCTGCATCGCCTTGATGGATGCCTTCTGCCCATCGGTGAATGACACTCCGATCTTCGTCAGGGCCGTGAGGCCCTTGCTCGGGTCGTTGAGGGCCTTGCCGAGCTTGATGGCAGAGTCGCTCGCCTCTCCGCCGAACTTCGCCGCCATGTCCGCGGTCAGCTTCGTGGCCTGCGTGAAGATGTCGTTGTTCTTGCCTGCGGCGTTGTGGATGTTCGTGAAGGTCAGGAGCAGGCCTTCGCTCTTCACGATCGAGTCGTCCGTCTGGCCGGAGTAGGACTGGATGCTCGATGCCAAGCCCTCAAGCCCCTTGCTCGACACCCCGGCGACGTTCCCGGTTGTCTTCAGGACGTTGTCGAGGTCAGCCAGGCCGACCTGATAGTCCTTCACCTCACCGAAGCCGACCTTGAGGACCGCGCCCAGCACGCCGATGCCGCCGGCAACTGCACCGGCCATGATCTTGCCCAGGGTGATGCCGTGCTTCCCGGTCTTCTCGGCCGCGTGGCCGACGTCGTTGAACGCCTTGCTGGCTTGGTCTCGCGCGAGGATGTCAAAATGCGAGGGACACAGCGGCCACGGACATCACCTCCTGGGGTAGCTACCCCAGGGCGATTCCCCGAGATAGGTAGGTGCTGGCTCTAGCCAGTACCAGTGGGTTGTCGTCGAACTGGCCAATACCGCGATTGCAGTGGCCGCAGAGAAGCCCTCTCACGAGGTTGGTCTTGTGGTCATGATCGACAGAGAGCTTGCGCAGCTCGCCTGTGCGCTTGTCGACGTACCGCTCGGGGCGCTCGCAGATAGCGCAGGTACCGCCCTGCTCGGCTAGCAGGGCCTCGTACTGCGCCTGGTCAAGTCCGTATAGCTTGAGCCAGTACTGGCGGTGATCGCGCTTGCGTTTCTCGGGATTCGCCAGTCTGTGGGCGTCGTTGGTAGCTTTGACCTTGTCGGCGTTATCGCGGCTCCACTGACGAGAAGCGGCCTTCTGGCACTCCATGCAGTAGTTCGCACGACTGTCTTTCGTGGTCCGGTGGGCGTAGAAACTGAGCATCGGCTTAGTAGTGCCGCACTTCCGGCATTCCTTTGTCGCTCCTTCGGCGGGCTGTCTGGCTAACCGCTCGGCGCGCCGCAGGGCGATGACTTCCGCATTCCGGTGCTCGTACTCCCTGCGGATCTCGTTCGAGCAGTCCTTGCAATATGCCTGCCTCTCGTCGCCGTTGCTTCGGTTCTTGTGGAACCGATCCCACGGTAAGACTTCGCGGCAACGAGGGCAGAGCTTCCCCGTGGGATCCGATAGGGACGCCACTGTCGCTAGCCGTTTTGCCGCGACACGAAGCCTTAGCGACGTCTTCTGGCATTCCATGCAGCGGCTCTGTAGCCCGTCGCCGCTCTTCGACGCCCGGTAGAAACACTCGACCGCAAGGTCTTGTTTGCACCCTCCGCAACGCTTCATTTCCAGATTCTAAAAGGTCAGGGGGAACTCTGCGATGCGACACGCCACGGTCTACTTCGCCCCCTTCACGATCTCGTCGATGACGTCGTGCATGGCCTGCTCGAGGGCAGGGAGAACCTTGTCCATGTTGGCTTTAATGGTGTCGTCGAACCAGCCTGCCGGGACTGCCTGGTTGAACCACTGGGTGCGGTCCCCGAAGAAGGGGTGACGGACCTCGCCTCGGTTGGCACCACGAGCGCCGCTGTCGGTCTTGCCAACCACCAGCCGAACCCCGGGAGTCTTGCCGGTCCGGACCTGCACCCGCTGCGGGGCCTTCGCGACGAGCTTCGCGAGACCGCCGCCCTTCGGGAGTTGCGCCAGTGCCGCAGCCCTGGTCAGCGGGATCAGCGGCTTAGCGCCCTCCTTGAGCCCCTTGTTGAGATGCTTGCGAAGACCCGTCCTACCTGCGCTCTTGAGAGCTTTGGAGAGAGCAAAAAACTGATCACCACCAGTGACCTGAAAGTCGGACATCCCTGCCCACCTCTGGGGGTTAGATGTGCGCCCACGTTCTCCGGCGCACTACATCAGTGATCGTTGTCTTGGCGACCATGTATTGCCTAGCGAGGTGGCGATGTGTCATGCCATCCGCCGCTTGGGCTCGAATCTCCAGCACGTCCGACTCGGACAGCTTGGACATTCCGTTGGCCTCTCCTGGAACATACCCAGGGTTGCCCCGTCCTCGTGACTCGCGATCTGAGGCGTTATCGAGCTGGGTTCCGGCGTACAGGTGACGCGGGTTCTGACACGGAGGGTTGTCGCAGCGGTGGCAAACATACAGTTGCCCCAGCGGACCGTAGTGAAGCTCGTAGCCTAAGCGATGAGCTCGAACAACCGCGACGCCAACTCCGAACCTTCCGTAGCCGGCGTCGTCCGTTGCCGCAGTCCAGGGCCAGCACGCATCGCAGCCGCCTGAGCGATCAACCTTCGCCCAGTAGCGATCCGCAATGCTCGGGCGCCGATACAACGGATCACCGTAGAGCCGCGCCCGCTGGTAGTGCATAGAGCACCACCCCTTGCAGAAACTGGGCCTGTCGCATTCCTCGACGCTGCAAGTACGCTCAGCCATACTGACCCCTTATCCGGGTTGGTCACGCCCCCGGACGATGACAGTCGTCGCGGGGGTCTTACTGTCGATTCTAGCCCTTCTTGGTCCGCTCGGCATGAACCTTCCGGGCTGTCGCGACGAAGCCCTCGAAGGTGTCGGAGTCCAGCGCGCTCATATCCCCGTCATGCCAGGTGCGGACCCCGAACAGCTCCCACAGGTAGGAGGCGTAGTCGAGCGCGTCGTCGGCTACGCGCCGGTAGGGGGGACCGGGCTCTTGTCGTCGGCGTACCGCCAGGCGTCCTGACCGTCGCGCTGCACGAACACCGGCCGGCCCTTCGGACCCACCACCGGATCCCCGTCGTCGTCCAGGACCAGGTCAGGTTCGATCTCCCGCCCATCGACGTCGACCATGATGACGCTCATCAGGTCCGTGTCAAAGTCCGCGTCCGAGAAGCGAATGTCCTCACCGGCGCGCTGCTTCATCAGCGTGTACCCAGCGCGGAAGGCGTCGATGTTCTCCTCGCCCAGGGCTTGCACCCATGCCCGCTTCGATCCCAGGCCCGTCCACGCGCTGATCTTCGCTACCTCCGACGCCATCAGCTTCACGACGTCGAAGGTCTCCTCTCCGAAGGTGAGGCGCACGACCATCTTGGGAGCGGTCACAGCGCAACATCACCCGATGTGATCGTGACCTGGAAAGGGCTGTTCGTCCCATCGCGGTACGCCTTGAACGACACCTTCTGTCGCACGATCCCAGGACCACTCACCGGCACCGGGGCCTTGAGGATCTTCGGCGCGGACAGGATCAGGTCCAGCGTCGGATACGACGTCCCCGAGATCAGCGTCGCGCCAGTGAAGGTGATCTGCACGGGCGTCACGGTCCCAGCCCGGAACACGTCGTAGAACTCGGCCTGCGAGGCGAACTCGCAGTCCAGCTCCAGCTCGATTTGCGTCATGGCGTTCTGGATCGGCTCTGAGACCGTCGTGGCCGTGCCGAACCGGTCAGCGGCGAACGGGTTGGTGCCCTTGAAGGTGAAGCCCTTGACGATCGCGCCCGACGTCGCACCGACGACCGCACCGCCCGCGACGCTCACCACCGAGGATGCCGTCGAGGCCGTCCCGCCGATCTTGAACACAGCCTGGTTGAACGTGAACGCCTCGTTGCCCGTCGGGTACACCGCCGCCGCAAGCGCCGCCCCGGCCGGGGTCGTGGTCAGGTTCGTCTCGTCCTTGGCGATCAGGTCGAGCTTGAGCTTCAGCAGCTCACCCTCGGAGCAGGACAGCTCCCACCCGGCGACCTTGCATCCCGGGTAGGTGAAGGGCTTTACGGTCCCGTCGGTCTGCGGCCGCCCCAGTTGCGCCGTCACCCCGATTCCGGTGAACGTCCCGAGCTGATGGACCTGCTTGTAGGCGCTACCGGCAATGAGCGTCGGGGTCGTGACCGTTGAGCCGACCGCCACCTTGGCGAGCTGGCCCATCTTCTTCGTAGCGAACTCCAGCGTGACCCCGCCCTTCGCGGAGCGGTTGGTCTGCTGCGCGTAGCCAGCGAGCTGGACCTGCGCGCCGGCCTGTAGCCCGGCGCTCTCGGCCCAGTTCTGGTCCACCTCGAGACTGTCGCTCTCGTGGACCTGGAAGGTGTCGACGGTGACGGCCGTCCCCCAGGTCGTCTCCAGCTTGTAGCCGAACTGCCCTGACAGGCCGCTGCCGATGCTCATCTCAGACCTCGCTCTTGGTGGGCTTGCTCGGCTTCACGACAGCCCAGAGGGACTCGGCCCAGGAGTGCTCGGCATACACGTCATCAGGGACGTCCACAAGCTCGTCGGTACTGACGATCTTGGACAGGAGCGGAACCATGTGCGGCTCGGATCCCAGGAAGCGCAGTTGCATGATGATCTCCTCTAGATCCGGGCGTCGACGTTGATGCTGAACTCGACAAGGCAGATGCAGCCCTGCTTGGTCTGGAGTTGCGTGAGACCGCCGCTGGTGCCGAACTCGGCCCGGACGATCCGGCCGGCGATGCCCAAGGTCGGGTCGGCGCGGAGCGTGTTCTCGATCGTCGCGAGATGGCCGAACAGTGCCAGTCGGACAGGGGACAGGACGGTGTCTCCGGTACGGAGGTAGAGCAGGTTCGGGATCTGGAAGCTCTCGTTGCGGAACAGCCCGCCGACCCCAGCCCATGTCTGCTGGAAGTCGACCTTGTTGTCGTCGGTGGTCGCGCCGACGTACAGCCCGGTGAGAGGAATCTCGATCGTCGGGGGGCCGTCGATGACCTCGATGTCGAGAACGGCCGTAAAGGCGGCGACGAGCGCATCGAGGGCGGTGGGGATGATGCTGGTGCTCATGCGACCCAGGGGCCGCGCTGGTAGGGGGCGAGGAGCATCAGGACCCGTGGTGAGCGAAGGGTCTCGGTGATGACCGCCTGCACGGCCATCTCATCGGCCAGGGAGGGGAGGCCCGCGCCACCGTTCTGCGTCTCCCACAAGGCCTGAACCAGAATCCGCGCGGCGAGGTTGATGTTCGCGGGGATGACCGCGAACCCAGCGATGTAGACGACCTTGAGCGGCCCGCCGAACCGTTGCTCGGCACCGCTGGCCCCGAGTCGGGCGATGATCCCGTTCAGGGACGGGTCGACCATGTAGGTGTAACTGCCGGCGGCGGTCGGGTCAGCCGCCTCGGTGTAGGCCACGGCGGTCGTGCCCTGGTACTCGGTCACGCTCGTAACGCTGGCGAGTCGGGCCGCGCGGACCACGTAGACCGACCCGTTGGGATTGGTGATCGGATCCGTCACTGTGACGGGCAGGATGGCTCCGCAGAAACCCTCGATCGGGGCGGTGACGGCGTCGATGTAGGACTGGAGCTCCACGTCATCGGCCGTGCTGGTCTTGTTGAGCTGGGACTTGACCTCCGCGAGGGTGCAGAGGCCATCCACCACCGGGCCTGCGTAGATCGGCACGGGGCCTCCAGTGGCTGCGTTGTGGAGTTGTGGAGCTGCTTAGGACCGGGCTTCTCGTGCGGTAGGTGATTGCACCCAGATCGGCCTTACCGCGCGGTCAGGCTGTGGTGGTGTTGATGATGTAACCGGCAGTGGCGAGTTGCGTGAGCAGGCTCGCGAGGGCCGCGCCGGAGGCCTGGCTGCCAGACACAGTGCGCGAGAACTTCAGGTCGATGATGTGAGCGGATGTCCCGGTACCGCTTACCGTCGTCCCCGCACCGCCGCCCGTGTAGATCTGGGCACTGGTAATGAGATGCTGGGCGGTCCCGGCGTTCACAAGCAGACCGTTGGCATTGGGGCTAATCGCTCCCGCAATCATGACGTTCGGCCGGATCGTTGAGTATTGGAGGTTGCTGGCGTCGATAAACGCTGAGCCAAGGTTCGTCATGAAGTTCTCACCGATGGCGAAGCCCTGTGTGACACCGGCTGCGTTGTAAACGATGACGCCTGAGGACGAGCAACTCTCGAAGTAGTTCCCGGCAAGTTCACCACCGCTCCACGCGTCAAGACTGATAGCCCCAGGTCGGTCAGATGCGCCACCGGCAAGGGCCTCGAAGTGGCAGCCGTCGCTCACGGTCAGCGCAGTGCCGTTTACGGCCCGGATGCCACCCTTGGTGTCGAGGAAACTAGACGCCCGCACCCGAACGACGTTGTTTGCCTTCGTGCCGTCCATATCGAGTCCGCGCTCGGCACCGACACCGGAAAAGATGCAGGAGTTGAAGTCAACGACGTACCCGGCGATCAGGTAGTAGGCGACGCCCCCGGCTGTTTGGAAGTGGCAGCCCGTGTGGGTGACGGCGCTGACCTGCTGGAAGTCCACAGCCCGCGCTAGTGCGCTTGCGGACTGGTTGATGACGTACATGTCTTTGAGGTCGACGTAGGTCGTGAGGGGGTTGCTAGTGGCATCCGTCGCTGTTTTGAGGATTGGTCCGGCGAAGTTTCCTCGCAGAATGCTCGCGTGCGGTCCGTCGCCTTTGATGTTGGCTCCGGTTGGGACCGTGATGGCAGAGGTAACTTGGCCGATCCCGCGAGGGAGTCTGATTTGCCCCCTACCCACCCCACCTGAATAGGCGGGCAATGCGGCAAGCGTGGCAACAATGGCAGCGGTGTCATCCGTCACGCCATCCCATACCGCGCCGTAGCGGTAGGGGCTCAGGGGTGCTTCCTTGAGCACTACGTAAGAGGCGTTAGCGCCACTCGAGGTAGGCGCACCCTGGACCCAGTTGCCGCCGGGGACCGTGCCGCTGAACGTCGCGCCGGACGTGTGGGCGGACGCGCTCGTCCAGAAGAGCCCGCCCTGCGTGACGGTCGCGCCCTTGGCGTAGACCGTCGTCGCGGCCCAGGCGGGGACGACAACGGTCGGGATCGGGAGGAAGGCCAAGGCGGCCGCAGCGGCAGCGTCAGCAGCATCGCCGCCTACCGCGCGGATAGCCTGTGCCGTACCCGTGCCGACCTTGAGGTACAGCGTCGAGGTCCCCGCCGCCGGCCCGAGGAACAGCGGGACGAGGCTGTCCGCGCCGATCGTGAACGTGGCCGCAGCATTCGCGCTGCCGTCAGCGTTCTGGACGTCCGCGAGAGTCGTGGCAGCAAGGTCCGCGTAGGCCGTGACGACGACGCTGCCAGCAGACTCGAAGACGGAGCCGAGGAGACGGAAGGCCGTACGGTCAGACGGGAAGGTGAGACGAGCCACCGATCACACCTCCAAGGCAAGGACAGCGCGTTGCTGCCGGAACAGGTCTTCGGTCAGTAGGTGGCTCTTGTGGTGCCCGACCTTCACCCCCGTGTTCACCCACACGGGGAAGCCGCAGATCCCGGCACGGAGGCAGAAGGTCAAGTCCTCGCTGCAGGGGTTGCCGGCCAGTTCCGTCTCCTGGAACCACGGGAAGACCTCGTTGAACTTCCGGTCGCGGATCGCCACCAGGACACTGCGGTGAATCAGCAGGAAGGCTGCGCCCGTCGAGGCGACCTGGAGCATCGTGTCCGGCTCGAACTCGCTGACGCGCATCGTGACCGGGCGGCCATCCTCGAGCTGCGCCATCTGGTAGATCGTCGGAAACAGGGCGCCATTGTCCGCGCCGAAGCACAGACCGCCGACGATAGGTGCGCGCTCGGGGCTGGCGACCGCCAACAGCCCGTCGAGGGACTCGGGCGCGAAGGCCATGTCCGAGTCAATCCACAGCAGCCACTCAGCCTTGTAGTCATCGAGAAACTTGCCGGTCAGGTTGTTACGTGGCTGGCTGACGTTGGCGCTTGACCACTCCTGGAGGCTGCCGACGATCTTTCGACCGTGCGCCTGGTCGTACAGGACGAGGCCCATCATCGACTGGTGGAAGAAGGACGAGACCTGGCCGGGATGGATGTGCGCCACCACGACGTCGTTGCGTCGCGGCTTCGGCTTGCTCGGGCGGTTGCTCACCGGCCGAAGCCCGGGTTGCGCGCCAGGAACAGCGACTCAGGGTCAAGCCCCCACTTGGCGGCGAACTCCTTCTCGTCTCGCCTGGCCTGATCGAGCCGCTCACCCCGCGTAGACAGCGTCGGCTCAAGGTGGCGGACGTGACAGTCGCCGACCGTGACGACCAGTTTGCCGGCGGCGTGCGCCTGCTTCTCCAGGTCCCAGTCGCCGTACCAGAAGTGAAAGCGCTCATCGACTCGCAGCGCAGACTCGCCACGGATCATGAACGCGTAGCCAGCGAGGGTCTGCCCGCTCGCGTGCGTGGCGACGGTCTGCCCGATGTCGTGCACGTCCGGGTAGGAGATCCATACATCCTCGCTGCACCGAAGCCCCTCCGAGAGCCGCGTCAGGAGGTCGGACTGCACGCGGAGGTCGTTGTTCAGGACGGCGATGTCACAGATGCCCCCGGACCGTTCCCGTGCCGTCTGGATGCCATGCGCCCACATCCGATGCAGCGGCCATCCGGCGGCCTCGATGACCTCGCATCCGGCGAAGTCATATGTCGGTGAGGACCCGTTGTCGTACAGCAGGATCGTCGCGCCCTGGCCTTGCAGGTCGCCGATCAGGTAAGCGGTCATCTGGTGCCGGTTCAGGCCTGGGATCACAACGAACGTGGGGGTCATACGGAGACCAGGGCGTCGTAGCGAGCGAGGATCTCCCGAGCCCACGCCACCTTGTCCTCAACGCGCTGACCGGCTGGCTGCATCTTCGACCACAGCTCGAGGTTCTCGATCCGGTTGTCATCGCGCTGGCCATTCAGGTGGTGCACGTTCTCGTCCGCCCACAGTGGGCGACCTAGGTGCTGCTCCATGACGTATCGGTGTTGCAGTTCCTTGGTGCCATTGGCGTAGCGACTGACGTAGCCGATGCGCTCCAGTCGCCACTCGCCGGGGCGATGCAGGGATTCGGCGGGGCCCACGTCGCCATGCTTACGAAGACGCCAGTAGTGCATTGAGCAGAGTGACCTAGCGAGGTGGACTCGCGGGCATCCGGAGACAGAACACATGAGGGGTTCCCATCGTGAGTGTTCCTTCGCTGGACTGTTGCTGGGTGCCGTGGGCACGGCGGAGGCCCCCGGTCACGAAGGGAACCGGGGGCCTCCTTGGCGGTGTCTTATGCCGCCAGCCCGTGATTGATGAAGATCAGCCCTTCAGGAATCGGAAAGCGTTCAGATCCGTGCAGTCGGCTCCTACACGCTTATGAGCGACTAGGGCCCTCTGCCCAGTGGGCAGGGACGTGGTCCCGTTGAACACGTTCTGCACGAACTCGACCGTGGTGCCAATTCGGTCCACAATCAGGTACTGACTCCAATCGCCCAGGATCATGAAGACCGTCCCTGACGTGGCAGCCGCACTGACGTCCGACGAGGACGCGGTCGGCGAGCCGAGCAGCGGGGGCCGCACCGTCGCCGAGCCGTTGAGGTCCCGCCAGAACAGCGAACCGCCGCCGCTGGGAGACATCGTGTTGATCATGTTGAACGTTGCCTTGTTCGCGACCCACGTCACCGAGTCCTCGTAGCGAGGGGTGACAGAGTTGACGAGGGCGTACACGTCCCCCGAGGAGGCGGAGGTGAACGAGCCTCGGGTGGTCGCGGTGACCGTCGAGGCGACCGTCGCGCTGATCGCGGTGATGATGCCCTTCGGGGCACCTGAACCGGAGCCACTGACGAACGCGGTGGACTCGACGTAGTCCATGCCCTCACCGATCAGGCCGGGGAGCTGGCCGAGGAGCATCGAGTCCTCGAAGATCTCGTAGGAACCCGCGATGTAGGCCGTGAGCTTCGCGGCCGTGACGCTCGGGCTAGCCAGGGTCGGCGCGCCATCGGTGAAGTCGGCGGCCTGCGCGGTCCAGTACGCCGTGACGTTGCCGACCGAGACGCCGTGCCACACGTTCTGCGTGATCGTCTCGACGCGGGACAGCCGACGGATCGGGTTCTTGACCGCGGTGCCGGTCTTGATGAGCGTCGGGTCAAGCAGCGTCGGGAGCGTGTAGCCACCGTTCGCACCCGTGAGGCTGAGTGCGGTACGGACTGCAGCCGTTTCCTCGGCGGTGTAGATCGGGTTCTGGCCGGCACTCTTGCCCCACGCGACGAACGCGGAGCGGTAGGCCGAGGACCCGTGGACGAGGGCGTGCACGGCGGCACCCGAGACGGACTCGACAGCGCGGACGGCGGCCTCGCGGTCCTCGTCCTTGATGCCACGCATCTTGACCTCGGAGATCGCGGTCACGGCACGTGCGACGAGGTCGTCGCTGTCCGGGTCGGCGTAGCGCAGCGCGTCCATGTTCTCGAACGGGTCGCGCTTGATGCTGACGTTGATCCCGCCGAAGCCGTTCTCGCGGTTGGCCGGGTCGGCAACCGCGGAGCGGATCGCGTCCATCTTGGTCTCACGCGCAACGGCGGCGTCACGAGCGACGACCGCCTCGTCGTACTCGGTGAGGGCCGCTGTGGAGCGGGCGACCTGCTCGTCGGTGGGGGTCTCGACCGTGTCGAGTTCGAGGAGTTCGGTGCGGAGGGCGTCGACCTGTGCGATCAGCGCCTCGGAGGGCTTGCTCATGGGCGGATTCCTCTTTCGGAGAGTGCCACTCGCAAGTTGTTGCGAGCGACGATCAACCGACCCGAGTGCATCTGCGGCTCGTCGGAAGCGGCCCCGGGCGGGGTGCTGGAAGTCCTCGCGGCGATGGCTGCATCCAGCCGGCGTGCGAGGGAAGTCAGGTTGGAGGAGTTCTGCATCATCTCGGCCTGCTCGTCGGGCTCGGCGTCCTCGACGTCGGGGTCCGGGACGGCGAGGATCTGCGCGACGACGGCCTGCGCCATGTCCAGCGCGCCATCAGCGCAGCACAACGCTTCGACGATCGGGTCGAGCTGGGCATCCGCGACGGCCAGCGCCATGAGCAGTTGCTGTGCGAGGGCGGCCTGGTCGGGGGCTAGGGACCGGATCCCGGCGACCACGGCCCCCTCGTAGGCAGGGAAGGTCACCAGCGACACCTCCCGGAGGATGACCTCGGTGCGAACGGTCGTACCGGCGCGCTTGATGGCCCGGACGGGGGCGAAGCCGACACTGAAGGAGTCGAGCACGCCATCGCGGGCTAGCTCGAGCTGGTCATTGGCGGCGGTCGTGTTGGACACCCTGAACTCGCCGTAGAGTCCCGCGGTGTCCTCGCGCATGTTCTCGGCGCGACCGATCGGGTTGCGGTGGTCGTGCTGGCTGAGGAGCTTCACGGGGGATCGCCGCTCGCTGAGGGTCTTGGTGAATGCGCCCCGCTGGAAGGACTCCAGGTAGTGCGGTCCACCGTCGCTGACGCGAGCCGAGACGCCGAAGGGGACGACGATGCCATGGATGACACGGCCCGTTGCGTCGCTGCGGATGTCGAGGTCTGCGACGAAGTCGCGGCTCAGGTCGGACATGCTGGCCCCTTCCGGGGTGAGAGGGGGCTAGAGGACGCCGAGGAGGACTAGGGCCAGCTCGTCACGACGACGCTTCGTGTGGTCGGCAGGAGGTTCGGTGCGGCCCCAGTAGAGGGGCTGAGGGGCACCGCCGCCCGTGACGGCAGCGATGAAGTCGAGGAGCTCGACGTCCTGCGGCCGGCCCGGGTTCGTCTTCAGCGCGACCGCGGTACTCACGCGGGTGCTATCCCGCTGTCGGTGAGGCCATGCAGGGTCGCACCGACGTACACCTCGACGTGATAGGTGTACGGGTCCAGGTCGTCGCGGGTGAACGAGTACGCACCGGCCGCGTCCGTCATCGTCGTAGCGCACGCGAAGCCGTCGCTGTCGCGGATCAGGCGGCACGTCGCACCCGACGTCGGAGCGCTTGAGGTGGTGACGATGCCGGCGATGGCCTTCGTCGGCGAGGTGCCGGAGAAGTCCGACGGTCCACCGCCGCCGAGTCGGGCCAGGACCGCATCAGCCATCCGGACCAGCATTGATGAGGATCCGGTAGCGGTGACGGCGAACGCGCGGGCTGCGATCAGCGCCCGCGCCATCGTCGGGGAGCCCGTGGCCGTTGCGCTGAAGGACCTGTTGGCCGTCAGCGCCCGGGCCATCGTCGGCGTTCCAGTCGCCGCGAGGGTGAAAGGCTTCAGGATGACCTTGATGACCTCAAAGGCTGTGCCGGTCGCCGTGGCTGTGAGAATGCGAATCGCGCTGACGAGCCTGGTCATGGTGGCAGTGCCGGTTGCTGTGGTGCTGAACGATCGGGCTGCGATCAGCGCCCGCGCCATCGTCGGGGAGCCCGTGCCTGTGAGCGTGAAAGTACGGAAAGCGCTCACTAGCCTGGTCATCACGGGCGTGCCAGTCACTGTGATGTTGATCGGCTTCCCGACCCGCTTGACGATGGTCGGTGAGCCAGTCGCAGTCACTGATAGCGGCTTCCCGACCTGCTTGATCACCACCGGCGTTCCGGTTGCGGTCAGGGAGAAGGGCTTCCCGACATACTTGGTGATGGCGGGCGTACCAGTGCCGGTCACGGTCAAGGAGCGGGCGAAGTTCTGCTGATAGGACACCTGGACCTGGCCGCGAGCCCCGACGCCGGAGCCGGTTCCGAGGGTGCCCGCGCCCGCGCCGCCACCACCCGCCGCAATGCCGGGGTTACCCGCGCCCACGCCGCCGTCGCCGCCCTTGCCGCCGCCGTTGGCCGTGCCAGTGCCGCCGACCGTCATGGCCGCGCCGCCGTTGCCACCCGATCCGGCACCGCCACCACCGGAGCCGCCGTTCGTGAGGTTGACGGCGCTGCCCGCACCACCGGAGAATCTCGTGGAGCCGGTGCCGCCCGCCACCGCGCCACCCGCACCGGGCGTCGTCGTGACGGCCAGCCCTCCGCCCTTAGCGAGCGCCGCAGTCAAAGCCCCACCCGTGACCCGGACGAACGAGGAGTCCCCACCCGCCGCGCTCGCAGCAGTCTGCGGGGCCACCGTGACCGTCCAGGTGTCCCCGGCGTTCACGGCCTGCGCGGCCTGCGCGGAATAGCCGCCGCCGCCACCACCGGCCGCGGCCGTCGTGAGCGAACCCGCGGCACCTGCGCCACCGGCGGCCCACACCTCGCAGAGCATGACCGTGACGCCTTCAGGGATCGTGAACGACTGAGAGGCGGTGAAGGTCTGGACGTGGAGCGTCACGGACTACGCCAGCTTGAGCTGGAATGTGTACTGGATGCTGTCGTTGGCGAGCAGCGGAAGCCCCGTGTGGTCAGCGTGGATGACGAGGTTGCCCGTCGTCGTGGCGTCTAGCACTCCGGCGTTGGTGATGGTCTGGCCGCTCAAGGACGTGATGGTGCCTACCGCCTGGAAGGTGTCGTTCGCGACGGTCGTGGTCACGCGGCTCTTCGTGCCTACCGTGCGCGCCTCAGCGGCCTCGGTGAACAGCGTCGTATCCGCTGCCGCAGCAGTGCCCGCGCCAATACCCCATCCGATGAAGTGAGGCGGGTTCGTGTTGGTCCCATCGAGTTTCGCGGCGACATACGCCTTGCCCGCGTTGGTGAAGATCGTCGCCACGACTCAGCCCTTCTTCTCATGGATGCGCTTGAGGCGCGGGAAAGTGACATAGCGGTAGAACCAGGCCCGGGGCGCCCACCAGCGCCGGTCGATCCGGCCCAGGTTGCGGGTCTTGCCATCAGCGCAGGTGATGCTCGCCTCGACCCTGTTCGCCGCGTGGGCCGTGGCCGCATACCCGCGCTTCGGCTTGACCGCCGGGTCTGCCAGGTCGATGTCCACTAGGACTCCTCCACGGCGACGATCTCGCCCTTGCTGTCACGCCTGATCCGACGCGTCGTCGGCTTCGACGGGATCACCGTCACGACCGGCGTAGCCGGTTGCACCGTCACAGGCGTCACGACCGACACCGGCGTCGGACTCACCGTGATCACCGGAGCAGCAGGCACCGCAGGAGCGACCGTCACGTTCACCACGGGCGCAGGCTGGCGGTCCATCGTGATGTTGATCTGCTGCGGCTCCTGCCGCAGCACCAACGCCTCAGACCTGCCAGCCGGGAGCGCCAACGGCTCCGCAACCGGATCCAGCGGCGCGACCTTCGCCTTCGACAGTGCCGCCTCTGTCTTGTTCGCAGCGACCAACGACGCCACATCGTTCGGGATGAGCTGGACGGAGATCATTCCGGTGTGAACGAGCTGCGTCAGGTCGCCCGAGACGAGCGCCTTCGTGATCGACTCAGACTCATAGCCAGCCGTCAGCAACGTCGAAGCGGCAGCCGCGAGGACCTGCATCGTGTCCGCGCGGTCCTTCGCGGCCTCCTGCAACGCAGGAATGGCCGTCGTGTCGTACCAGAGACGCGCGCCGTCGGGGACCGTGACGAGCTTCTCGAGCGCCGAGCACGCTGAGGACCACAGGAAGGCGCACTTGCCGTTCGCAAATGCCTTCAGTGCCATCCCGTAGTTGGAGTACGTGGCTGCATCTAGCCCTGCTTGCAGGTGCGCCACGATGGGCGGCACTCCCGCGGCTCCAGCGATCCGAGCCTCACCCGCGGACTGCAACTCGCCGAAGCGCATCGACTCGAACGTGGAGCCCACGACCGTGAAGTCAGCACCCTCGTCGAGGACGACGGTCGCGCCGGCACCCATCGGCCCAGAGAACCGCGCCTGCCACCGCGCCTTGATCGACTCCAACTGTGCCGGAGCCAACTTCTGCTGGTACTTCAGCAACAGATTCGGAGTCGCAGCGTTGTCGAAGAACACCTGACGGTGCTGCGTCATGGACTGGTCGGCGTTGATCTCCCGCAGTACCGGAGTCATCCACGACATTCCGCGCCACCGAGACAGCGGATCGGGAACCGGAGACCAGTGCGCGACATCCTCAACCGGATAGAACACCGGCTCCCCAACGCCGATACCGCCCTCGGAGTACAGGTAGCCAATGACCTCACGGTGCACCTTCGGCGCGCCGGTGTGATCCTGGCCGGTGATGACCTGAATAGACACGATGTCGACCCAGTCGGGCCGAAGGACGATCAGCGTCGAACCCTCTCGGCGAACGAAAGAGTTCCCCGCGATGCTGGCATGCTGCTCCATGCGTGCCAGCAGATCCGCGGTCGTGCCGTTCGGCCATGGCTCCTCGAGTAGCGCCAAGTCCTGGTTGCCGAACAGGCGGCGGGTCTTCTTATCCTGGAACTTGAACTCGGCCTGGGACAGCAGGTCGATCCGAGCGCCGATGACGGAGAACACCACGGGGTTGCTGCCATACCCGAAGACGCTGTAAGCGAGGAAGGTCTGGAGGATGCGCTCTGAGGTCTGGTCGCCCCACGACTGCGACAGCGACATCATCGCCACGCCCTCGGGATCGGGCAGGTTCGAGCGCTGCGCTTCCTTGCGCCGGAAGATCGCGGGCAAAGCCATGCGACCTCCCTCAGATGACGTAGATGCCAGGGTCGGCAGAGTTGGAGTCGACGGCATGAGCGGCCAGCGTCGCCGCGATGAGCGGGCTGATCTCGGTCTCACCCTTGCGGTCAAGGACGCGAGTGTCACCAAGCGGACGCCACCGGCTCGAGCGGACCGAGACGTTCAACTCGACCAGGTCGTCATGTCGCAGCCCGTCGTCGAGGAGCAGCCGGGCGAAGGCGTTATGGGCCAATGCCTGGTCAGCCTGCGAGACCTCCACGCCGTCATCGACCAGGCCGCGCGAGGCCTTGTCGACCAGCGGGCGATGAACGCCCAGTTCCGCGCAACGGGCCTTCACCCACCCGCCGCCGCGTTGGTAGTCGACAACCGAGACCTGCACCTTGCCATCAGGACGCCGCCAAGCAGCGGCGATCGCGGACCAGGACTCGTCCGGGGCGGTAGCGATGGCGAACGACGGCGAAGGGTGCTGGGTGGCGGAAGGATCGGCGGAGGAGGACCAGAGGTTGAGGTCGAAGGCGGCGTGCTTGTCGTCGAGGTCCCAGATGCCCATAGCCTCGCGGAGGAACGACTCCCGCGAGAGGTTCTTCAACATGCGGAGCATTGCCGCAACCGGCGTGCGCTTCGGGTGGGACGGATTGGCCTTGCGCCACTGCGCCCGATCGTTTGGGTCCGCGTCAGGGTCGCCGCTGAACTCGATGTACAGCGTGTCGTCCGACCCGCCCGAGAGAGCCGCAGCGCGCTTCATCTTGAAGACTTCGCCAGGGTCAGTCGGTTTCGGGGGCGTCCCCGTGTACAGGATCAGCGGATTCGGGGACTGGTTCGTCGCAGGGAGCATGTCGTCGATGGCGTTCTCGGTGAGGATCTGGGCCTCGTCGAAGACCAGGACGTCGACCTCGGAGAAGCCACGGCCGAAGCCACGTTCACGCGCGCCGAACAGGATGCGCGACCCGTTGTGGAACTGGATCTCCTCATCGCCCGACCCGAGGACGATCTTGGAGATATGCGGCTTGATCTTCTGCTTGCGCGCCATCCCCTGCATCGAAGCGAACGTCTCCGCGGCTGTCCGCAGGCGGTGCGCCGTCCAGATCACCGTGAGGTTCGGGAACAGCAAGCACAGCGCGAAGACGATGGACCCGAGCAGGAACGTCTTGCCGACCTGGCGGGGGATGGAGATGACTACGCCGCCCACGGTGGTGGCGTAGAGCCCGTCCTCACGTTTGGCGAGGATCAGACGGCCCGTGCCGTCCTGCCAAGCGTCGAAGGTGATGCCGAGGTCCCCGCACTTGTCCCGGACTGCCGGCCAGCCCGTCGACACAATCCCCGTAGGAACGACCACGTGACGGGCAAGCTCAGATAGCCGAGGAGTCCCAGGCTTCATCGGGGGTGGCTTGGGCACCGGACCCCTCCTGCTCCTTCGCCGCGTCGATGGCCTCGATGTCCTTGGCGATCTCCATCAGCCGCCTGGTCAGCGCAGCCAGATCACGGGCCGGCGTGTTCGGGTCCTCCACGGCTGTTGCCACGCGAGAACGCATCGCTACCAGCAGCTCGCGTCGATCCCCGTCCGAAGCGGCCTTCGTGACCGACTTCGTCACCTTCGGTTTGGGCTTGTCGGCGTCCGTGACGACCGTGAGACTGCGCGGCTTGGCTGGCATGACCTCACCGCCGTCCTGACTACCGTGAGTTACGGATG